CACTAAAAGATCACACCAAGCATGAGAAATCTCATCGGTGTATCTGTGACCTAACATGATTTTATAAATTTGCTGTGGAATCAAATCCGTAGCAGATTTTAAATCAAAAGAGAAAGCCGTACGATATCGTTTGGATAAAGTTTCTTTAACTTTTCCAATCTGATCGTAGGTTGCATCAGACTCATGTCTACGCAGGCAACTTAACATATCTTCATGAATAGGCCGCAAGGCATATTGCGTGAAGTAGTCAAGTATTGCAAACACTCTTACTTTTCCTGCAGCTTCTAATTTAACTGCCAACTTACCTCCTCGTACATAACGTACAAGGTGAGTGAGATGGTCCATAGTAAAAAGACTATCTCTCGTACATCCTCGCCATATTGGGTCTTTACGTTTAATGAATCTTAATAAGGGCTCCATTCCAGAGAAAACACTACCAAAAGTAGCTTTTCCTGATTTGATAGCTCTAGTTAAGTCATAATATGTATTGTCCATATATGTCCAAGAAGCCGGTCGAATTTTATACTCTTTCCATAGGAGTTCCGAAAAACGTTTTAACGTATTTCGAGGATGGTTAGCATGCCAAATGGCATCAGCCACCAAACCTCCAACGGAAGGATTAGAATTTGGTCCAGCTTTAAGAATTAAAGGAAGTCTAACCTCCTTTAATGCAGGTACTGTCATTTTAGTGGGACCTCCGAAGAAGTCTCGCCAAAACCAGTAACGTTGAGAATATAGTTCTTCTTCTAAGGATTCAGGTAAATAGAAGGGTTGAGATTCAATAGACGAGATGTCTGGATCTCCCCACTTTCCTTTCATCGCTTTGTAGGAATACAGAAGAGTCATATACACTCTAATAAAATTAGTGTGATTCTGACGAATCTGAATTCTAATAAAGTGAGGAAGTAATTTGGGTAATCCATTTACAAGTTTTATTCTTTGCCCTAATGAGTGAGTTGTTGTTAACCTCTCACCCGCTAGGTATTTAAGAATAACTATAGAAGTTATTTTCATAACTAATATGGTTTGGTTAATCCCTCGAAACGAGAAATACTGAGTTAAATTCCAGGACAGTTTCCTGATAGCCTTTCTGTGGTTTACAGATGAAGGTACTCCAAGCCAAGTTAT